TTAAAAAATAGTATCTAATTTATTGACCAGTTTATCCTCCATATCCTCAGTAGTATGAGAATAGATTTCCAAAGTCATTTTTGCATTTGAGTGCCCAACTCGATCCATTATTGATTTTATTGGGAGGCCAGACTCTGCTAAAAACGAAATATGAGAATGCCTAAAAATATGGCTAGATAAGTTTTTTTCTATTTTGGCCTGTTTTCCATATTTTTTTAATATCTGTATGAAGCAAGCTATTGTTGTAGGTTGATTCCATTTTTCAAAACAGAAAATATAATCATCGCTTGACAATGGCTGGAAACGTTCGCTAAGTCGTACTATTTGTCTTTGAATAGCTTCTATGACACTCTCTGATACTTTGATTGTCCGTATTGAATTTGTAGTCTTTGGTAGCGTCTTGATTTTGTTTACTGAATCAAAATTACCTGTGATCTCAATTTTGTTGTTTTCTAAGTCTATATTCTTCAGTTGTAAGGCAGTTAACTCACCATATCTCATACCAGTTAATGCCAGCACAAGAACCATATCAGCGTACTTTTGGTGATATTCTCGACGATTAAGGACATCGACAAGTGCTTTTATTTCTTGCATGGTGAGAAAGTTGTTACGCTTTTTTTCCAGTTCTTCTAAAGTCTTTGGTTTTTGAGGAATCGTAGTATAATCGACCTCGTTGTTTTCAATGTAAGAGTATTGAACAGCGTAATTAAAGATACCTCTGAGCCTATGCCGTACTTTTTTAGCTGTAATATATCCGTTGCTTTCAATAATTTTTTCAATAGCCTCTTGAAGAAAACGCCTGTCAAGATTAGCAAGTATGGTATCGGATGGTATGACTTCCTTCATCTTCTTATCAACTGATTTACAATTATGTTTTGTTGATTCCTTTACTGTTTGCGCCCATGATTTATAGAAAAGGTTATAGATTTCTTCAAATGTAATGCTTTCTACTTGTTTTGTGCTGAGTTTTTTATTTATCTTCTCTTGTAACAAGATAGCAGCTTGATTTCTTGCCTGGGGAGTTTTCTTCTCCATGGTTACTGAAACTTTTTTTAATTTCTCAGTATAAGGGTCTTTGTATCGCTCAAAATATTTAAACTTGCCATTTGGCAATTCTTCCATCCACATTGATTTTACCTCACTTTTTTGATAAAATGGGTATAAGAAAACGACCTTTTGAATGGTTGTTTCCTATACATGATTTCCTCACACTCAAGATTTGGCGATGACGAGTGTGGGGATTTTTTTATTTCGTTTCAAAGAAATTTCCGCAATTTTGGCAATGCCACTGTTTATTTCCTTTTTTGCCAGCAAATCCAGCTAAAGCACCAACTCCACCAGTCAAAACAGCTCCACCAACGGCCTTTCCAACAGAAAAGGCTTTTTTGTCTTGTTGTAAGAAAGTCACATCTTTAGACTTACAATTAGGGCAAGTGATGATATTCTGCTTTTTCTCTTGCTTTTTCTCTTGCTTTTTCTCTTGCTTTTTCTTCTCTTGATTTGCTCTAAATGTTTCAAGTTCACGTTCTCTCTGCTCTGGAGATTTTTTTTGGTTATCAATTACTGCACCTATGACACCTCCAACAAAAATAACAATTATGATAATAGCAATTATATTCATTTTCTCTCCTTTTTTAATTAAGTAGTGCTAAATATTCTTCTTTGACCATGATTTCATCGGCAATGGTTTTTAAATTATACTTTTCCATAAATACCAGGTAATTAAATGTAGTGGCATCTTCGGCTATATCCAACTCAGCTTTCATAAGGTGATGGATCATATTCCTATTAGCCTCAAGCTCACACTTTTCCCTAAAAAGTTGATAAGTATCTGGCGCGTGGTTTCTATGGCCTATCTCATGTAAAGCGACTTGTACCCTTTTTTCATCAGATATAGCATCACTCAAAAACATAGTTTTGAGGGCTGGGATGTAAAAGGCTTCATCTGGAAATAGACCATCTTCAAAAATCTCTATATCTATACCTAGATTTTGAGAAAATTCTTTTTCAGTCATAAACAATCCAACCTTTTATTATTATTGCTTTCTGAGATAAATCTCTATTATGTTTTGAATTGCTTTTTTATCTTCTTCAGTTAGTGGTTTACCATTGAAGCGCATAGCGGTAGAGGCAAGTTCCTCAACATCGACTTCTTTGCCTTCGAAAAAGAATTGTTCTTTTTTATTAGCGATGGTAGGATTATCTGTGCGACCAAGTAAGTAGTCTGTAGATACGTTGAAGTAGTCAGCGATTTTTTCAATTTTATCGCCGCTAGGAGTTGAAGTTTCCCATTTTCTGAGACTGCCATTACTAAAATTTAAATTCCTTTCCAATTCGGCAAGAGTAACCTTTCTATCATTGGCTAACGAGCGTATTCTATCTAAAATAGTCATGTGTAAAAACCTCCAAAAATAAGGCTTTACAAAATAATGTAAAATTTTCTACCAAAATGATTGACAGATAGAAAATTTTCCGTTATACTTATTTTGTAAGCTAGTTGACCAGCTGACATAAATACAAATAGAATAATCCGCCAAGATTTTCGTTATATCTGTTTTTATGATATAGCTGTATTTTTTATACCCTTATAATAGACTATTTTCTATTATTTGTCAATGAATAATGCTTATTTTCTTATAAAATTTTCTATCAAAAGGAGGTGCCGGAAGTGATTTATGACAAAATAAAAGAAATTGCTTCAGAGAAGGGGATTTCGATTTATAGAATCGAAAAAGATCTTGATTTAGGTAACGGGGCAATCAGCAAATGGAACAACAGTTCGCCATCTGCCACTACTCTAAATTCAATTGCAAATTATTTAAATGTTCGTCTTGAACAATTGCTGGAGGAATAACATGAACGAACTCATCAACGTAACCCTGAATGACAATCAGGAGCCAGTAGTGTCAGGAAGACAACTACATGAGGCGCTGGGTGTTAATTCAAGATATACAACATGGTTTGACCGTATGAAGGAATACGGATTTACAGAAGGTCAGGACTTTCTCCCAAATTTGGGAAAAAGTACAGGAGGGCGACAAGCTACTGACCACATCATCAAGCTAGACATGGCCAAGGAAATTGCTATGATCCAGCGGACGGAGAGAGGCAAGCAAGTCCGACAATACTTTATCCAAGTAGAAAAAGACTTTAATAGCCCTGAGAAGATTATGGCAAGAGCATTGCTCATGGCTGATCAGAAAGTCCACAAGCTGGAGGCTCAGATTGAAGCGGACAAACCCAAAGTCCTCTTTGCAGACGCAGTAAGTGCAAGCCATACATCTATCTTGGTTGGCGAACTTGCCAAGCTCATTAGCCAAAACGGCTACAAAATCGGTGCCAATCGCCTCTTTTCTTGGATGCGCGAAAATGGCTACCTGATTAAGCGCAAAGGCTCAGATTGGAACATGCCAACCCAACGTAGCATGGACTTGAAACTCTTTGAAATCAAGGAAACAAACGTGCAACACGCAGATGGACATATCACTGTGAACAAGACACCAAAGGTCACAGGCAAAGGACAACAGTATTTTATCGATAAGTTCCTTAATTAGAAATACCTGACAGGTTAGAAAGTAGAAAGAATGATTGAAAATAAGTGAAGAGAAAGGAGGCGCTATGGCACAAGAAAATAGCCTAATTGGTAAATATCTAGAAATTTCTGGGGAGCTTGCAGGATGTATTGGAGCTGAAACAGAAAAAGACCTACTTGTCCGTAGGGCGATAGTCATTAATGAGCATATCGGCTTATGTGAGCAAGCGGTCTATGTTGATAAGAAAGTGCTAGATAGCTATTGGGTCAAGATAGTAGAGTTATCTGCTATTCCTGAAACCATCAACAGCGTTGACAGCACTGATTTGGTTAGGAAATGGTTGAACATGTAAATTGACACTCTCATAAGATAAGTCAATTATAGCAAATTTAAAAGGAGGAGTTATGACAGACTTTAAAAATTTAGATTGTCAGTTTATCTTTCAAGAATGCGACTGAAAATTATACTGCTGTTAGTAATAACTTTATCAATGATCCAAAACTGGGTTTTACAGCGGTAGGTATTATGATGGTTGTTCTAGCTAACCACCCTAACTGGCAAGTCTATCCAGAAGAAATAGCTAAGCGAAAAGGTGTTGGCCGTGACACGATTGATCGTCATCTAAAAAAGTTAGAGGATGCTGGTTATATGCGTGTGATCAAAAAAAGCCTCGGTAGAGGTCGAGGTGTTCAGACTTTCAGATTCTTCTCAGATGTAAAAATATCCGATTTTCAATTTGAAATCATGTTACAACGGCTTGATGAAGCAATAGAAAAGTTATCCACAGGTTGATATTTACATTTCCGACTTTTACAAATCTGTATTTTACAAATCTGTATTTTACAAATCTGTAAAATAAGGAACTAATAAATACTAACTAACAATAAATACTAACTAACAATAAATATTAACTAACAACAAGTACTACTACTCTAAATAAATAAAAGAGAGTGCACAAAAAAGTATCTGAGAAACTCAGACACTTTCTAAAAAAATCTAACTTAATTATAGCATGAAAGGGGAAAAATGGAAACAGTTCAAATCGTGAGAATTAAAGATGTGATCATTGAAAAAGTCTCTGCTAATGATGAAGAGTTAAAACGTATCTTTGGATGTTCAAAACGACAAGCAGGAGAGCGAAGAAGAGAAATGAAAAAACTCCCTAGTCAGCAAAAACATCTTTTGGATAGTGGACAACTTGTAACGATTAAAGGTTTCTATGAATACTTGCAATATCGAGGCAGTCAATCATGGAAGAAAGAAATGGCTAAAACCGTTAAGATGACACGATAGCAGAATAACAACTACTAATAAACAACAAACTCATCCTTATAGAAATAAGGGATTTATAGAGTTTTTAAAGGAGGAAAGAAATATGCCAAATTGGGCAGAGGGGACTCTTAAATTAAGAGGCAGACGCGAAAACGTTGCATCAGCTTTAAAAGAAATGCTATTAGGAAATAAAGGCGCAACACTTGAAGAAGAATACGATGGCACTCTACTAATATTTAAAAACGAGTATGATTATTTTTATATAAACGGTACAAGGCGTGCGTTTATTTCTAGTAAAGATATTGAAATTTGGTTGGATGATGATTTTGTGATTATCGAACTTGAAGATTTCGAACAAGCATGGGCAGCATTAGCTGACAATTACACAGAAATTTCTAGTAAGTTTGATGTTGATATTAAAATTTTCACTTTTGAAATGGGTATGGAATTTACACAGGAAATTGAAATTTCAAAAGGTGAAATCATCAAGAATATTGTAAACGAAAACTTTACTAACTATTCATGGGATGTGCCTTTTAGTAGACTTGGAGGATAGATAATATGGCTGATTTAACATTTGCAGAATTACAGCGAAAAATGCAAATCGAAAAACAAACGAAACAGGGAGTGAAATATCCGTTTAGAACCGCAGAGGACATAAATAATAAATTTAAGTCTTTGGATAGCGGTTGGAGTGTATCATTTCCAGAAGATGACATCATTCAAAAAGGTGACAAACTGTATTATAAAGCGGTAGCTGTTGCTAAAAGAGAAAGTGATGGCACGATTGAAAAAGCTATTGGATGGGCTAGAGAAGAAGATGTACCAATTTTTCACACACAAAAAGGGGATGTGAAACAGATGCAAGATCCACAATGGACAGGTGCGGTTGGTTCTTATGCTAGAAAATATGCTTTACAAGGTTTATTTGCCATTGGAGGTGAGGATGTTGATGAGTATCCAGTAGAAGAAAGCCAAGAGCAAGGACAGAATAATCAGCAACAGCAACAACAAGGAAATCAGCAAGCCCAAGGACAAAATCAAGTAAGGTATATTGACAATATTCAGTATCAAGAAATTAACGACCTTATAAATGATATTGCAAAAATTAAAGGGATGCCGTTCGATACGCTTGCTAACTATGTACTATCTGAAAAATTAAAAGGTTTACAAGATTTTCATAGAGTACAAGTTGGTGACTACGAGGTATTGAAAAACTATTTAACTGAACAACTAGCAAAGGCAAAAGCAAAAGCAAAGAGAGGTAATTAAACATGGTAAAAGATGTAACTAATAGCTTGACAGAAATCAAGGTGGATTTTCAACCTGCAGTAATTAATGTTGACCGTGAGGCGATCGAGGCACAAGTAGCCGTAGCCATTGCACAGTATAGCGGTCGCGAGGTTACTGTTGATAATTACAAAGAAGTTTATGAAGAGCGAACCCGCTTTAATAAGCTGATTGGGGGCTTAGACACTCAACGCAAAGATTTTAACCGACAAATCAATGAGCCGGCAAAAGACTTTGATAAGTGGGTCAAAGAAAAAGTCATCAAGCCTATTGAGGCCGTAACAGATGCTATGTCAGCAGGACTTAATGCGATTGATGAACATGAACGATTGATGCGCGTGGATGTCGTGCGTGCTACATTTGAGGATAAGTGTATGGTCGCAGGGATTGAAAAATCCACATTCGCTGACAAATACGATGAGTACAGCCTCAAGAAATATTTTAAAACAGGCAAGTATGAGCTGAAAAAGACAACACTTGATGAAATGGATGGCTTAGTACTTTCAGAATTTGATGCCCTGGAAGAATACAAGGCTAACAAGCAAGCTATCCAAGAGCAAGCTCAAGAGTACGATTTGCCAGCTGATAGCTATATCAGACATCTTGAAGATGGTAAGAGTCTTGTTGATATTCTCAAGATGATGAAAACTGATCGAGATGCTGAGATTGCACGCAAGGAGCAGAAAGAAATCCAAGAAAAAGCAAAAGCTGAACGACTTGAAGAAATTGCTCAATCGGCCAAGAAAAATGCTAATGCGAATATCAAGGCTTACGATGCCGAAACAGGCGAGATTTTGGAACAGGGTACAATTACACCAGAACCTCAAAACAATGCGCGAGAGGTGGCAAAATTTGAGCCTAGCGAGCCTTTGGTCAAATTAGTACGTCTTGAATTGCACGGTGGTTTAGAACAGTGGGAAAATACACAAGAATATTTTGAGGATAACTTTATCGGTTTTGAAACTTTGGAGGATTAAGTAGAATAAGGAGTCAGACCTATGAGATGTTTTTATGTCAGCGGTAAAATTGCAGATCTTGATTTGGGGTCAGAAATCAATGCAGAAAATTCATTTATGGCCGCTATTGAGTTTGTGAAACGATATACCGACTTATTAAAGTTTGGTTCAAATGAAATCAAGGTATCAGAAGTAGAGGAGGTGCAAAATGATAAATAACGTTGTTTTAGTAGGGCGACTTACAAGAGATGCCGAACTGAGATACACGCAATCTAATATTGCGGTTGCTACGTTTACTCTTGCTGTAAACCGTCCATTTAAGAACGAGGCTGGAGAGCGTGAGGCTGATTTTATCAATTGCGTTATCTGGAGACAGTCAGCTGAAAATCTTGCTAATTGGGCTAAAAAAGGCTCTCTTATCGGAGTTACAGGAGTAATTCAAACACGTAGCTATGATAACCAGCAAGGTCAACGTGTTTATGTCACAGAAGTTGTTGCCAGTAATTTTCAACTGTTGGAAAGCCGTAACAGTCAGCAAAATACTCAAGGTCATCAAGACCATCATGGCGGTTATCAGCAGCAGGGCTACAGTAATCAAGGCAGTTCTTTCCAAAATGGAAATAGTTACGGGCAACAAGGCAGTTTCGTTGAGGGGAACACAACAAATCTAGTTCCTGATTTCACCCGTGATAACAATCCATTTGGCAGACCCACAAATCCATTGGATATTAGTGATGATGATTTACCGTTTTAGCGAAAGGGGATATTCTAGTTAAGTTATGAAATTCTTAGACTTATTTGCTGGCATTGGAGGTTTTAGGATCGGCATGGAATCAGCCGGGCATGAATGTATAGGATTTTGTGAAATAGACAAATTCGCTAGAGCTAGTTATAAAGCTATACACGATACGAAAGGAGAAATTGAATTACATGACATCACAACAGTATCAGATGACACTATTCGAGGAATCGGAAGTGTGGACATTATCTGTGGAGGATTTCCGTGCCAAGCTTTCTCAATTGCAGGAAACAGACGAGGTTTTGAAGATACACGAGGAACTTTGTTCTTTGAAATTGCTAGGTTCGCATCTATTCTCAGACCTAAATATCTATTCCTTGAGAATGTTAAAGGATTGCTCAATCACGAAAATGGAGTTACATTCGAGACCATTATCTCAACCTTGGATGAACTGGGGTACAACGTGGAATGGCAAGTGCTTAACAGCAAGAATTTCGGAGTCCCCCAAAATCGGGAACGAGTGTTCATTATTGGACATTCTAGAAAAAGAGGCACCAGAAGAGTTTTTCCTATCGGAAGAGCAAATAGAGAATTTGATTTTGAACCAAAAATAAAGATTGTTGGTAACACTAAAAATCCGAACGGGACAAGTCAAGGGACTGGGAGCGTTGTTTACGACTCAAACGGTTTAGTCGGTACGCTTTGCGCTAGAGATTATAAAGAGCCAAAACAAGTAGCTATACCAGTATTGACACCTGATAGAGTAAATAAACGACAGAATGGTAGACGTTTAAAAAAAAACGGTGAGCCTATGTTTACGCTGACGGCACAAGACCGTCATGGGATTTTAATTAAAGAAGCAACAAAAAAAGGTTATGCAGAGGCTACAGTTGGTGATAGTGTAAACCTATCTCATCCAAACTCTAAAACAAGGCGAGGTAGAGTTGGTAATCAGATAGCAAATACTCTCTTAACTGGAGAGAGTCAAGGTGTGGTTGAGCCTGATTTTAGGATTAGGAAGCTAACACCTAAAGAATGCTGGAGGTTACAAGGTTTTCCTGATTGGGCTTTTGATAAGGCGCAGGAGGTCAACTCTAACAGTCAATTATACAAGCAAGTAGGCAATAGTGTAACAGTAAACGTTATTTCTGCAATAGCACAGGGTTTAGGATGAAATTAATCCTATTTAAACCAATTTGAAAAGGAAACAGAAAAAAATGACAAAAATTGAAATCGTTATGGTACTTACAACTTTGATGTCTATCACATGGGCAGCGATTGTTACAATTCACGCTATGCAAGCTATTAAAAAGCACAAGGCAAAAGCGGATTATTATCAGAAACCACAAGTGCAATGTGAGATTGCACGTCATGTACTTAAAAACAAATGGTACTCAGATGGTGGGGAGGTGTTTAGATGAAAGTATTTGATGGAGCTAAAATGCGTACTATCCGTAAAGAGGCAAAGCTTACTCAGTATGATCTTGCCCCTATGGTTGGCATTAGTCAAGATCGCTTAAAGCAGTTACAAAAACTTTTGAAGTGGGGAGTTTGTGATGAAATTTGAACTTATCAATGACCACTTTGAAAATGCTAAGCGATACAACATACCGAGGGCGCAACTTATCATTGCTGATATTCCTTACAACCTAGGAAATAACGCTTATGCTTCTGATCCAAGATGGTATGAGAATGGTGATAACAAAAACGGTGAGAGTAAGTTGGCTGGAAAATCGTTTTTTGACACAGACAATGATTTTAAAATCAATAATTTCTTTGATTTTTGCAGCCGTTTGCTTAAAAAAGAGCCAAAAGAAAAAGGGAAAGCGCCTGCTATGATCGTCTTTCATGCCTGGCAACAGCGAGACATGATTATAGAATGTGGTAAAAAGCATGGTTTTAATAATGCTTATCCGCTCTATTTTACAAAGAAATCAAGCCCACAAGTACTAAAGACCAATATGAAAATTGTTGGTGCAGTTGAAGAAGCAACGGTATTATATCGTGATAAGCTACCTAAATTTAACAATGGTGGGGCTATGATACTCAATCATGCTCCGTGGGAAAAAGATAGCTCTTACCCAGTTATCCACCCTACGCAAAAACCGATACCAGTTTTGAAACGATTGATTGAAATTTTTACAGATGAGGGTGATGTTGTCATTGATCCCGTAGCAGGTTCTGGATCAACTCTAAGGGCTGCTATTGAGATGAATAGGTCAGCCTATGGATTTGAAATTAAGAAAGATTTCTATAAGGCTGCACAAGAGAAAATGCTATCGTCATTTCAAATTAGCTTAATTTAAAGCAGGAGGACAATATGGATAAAAAACTTATTGGGTTAGATCTAACCCACATTGCAGATGGAGGATTACAGGAGAAACTAGACAAAGAGCTTGAAAAAGTCTTTGATAACATCCTTGACCTAAATACAGATGCGAAAGCAAAACGAAAAGTGACTATCACACTTACAATGTCAGCAAATGAAGAGCGTACAGTTGTTGATACTACCATGGAGGTGAAATCAAAATTTGCGCCTCAAAATGGAGTAGCTACAACAATTCTTATTGGGCGTGATTTTGATACAGGACAAGTACATGCTAACGAGCTGAAAAGTACAGTACCTGGTCAAATGTATTTTGATGAAAACGGAGAAATTCTGACGGATATTGGGCAACCAGTGGCAGAAATTGAACAACAAGCAGAAACAAAATCAGATATTATTGATTTCAACAAAAAGAAAGTAGGTAACTAATATGACAACAGAAAATCTTAAATCAGCATTGGAATATGCAGTAGAACTAAATGAGCATGGTTTGGAAATTTTAACAGCTGCAGATGGAACAGAGTATTATGATGCCAACAAATTCAACCTCAAAGAACTTGACCCTAAACGCTATCCTAAAACTCTGGAGCTATCAACCTTGACAAGCCTTGTTGACTATCTCAAAACAGACCTAAACAATTTGAAAAACCAACGCTTGATTGTAGCAGTTGAGAAAAACGATGAGGTTTGTGTGTGGTCTGAAAATGATGAGATCGAACATCGCACATTGCTTGTTGATGTTAAGGCACGCATCCCAGAGTTATCTTTTGGCCGTTTCCTATCATTGGAACAGTTCAATATCATGTTGCAATCAAACTTTATTGACGATAACGATCGTGGCACATTGCTAGAATTTGCTAGCGCATTGAAAATTGAGAATGGGGCTGAAATTGAAGATAATGGAGTATCTCAAGTAGCAACAGTTAAAACAGGGGTGGCAAGCCTTGCTAAAGGCAAAGCACCTAATCCGGTTACATTGCGCCCATATCGTACATTTAGCGAGGTTGAGCAACCGGCAAGCCTATTTGTCTTTAGGATTGATAAGCAAGCCAATATGGCTTTATTTGAGGCAGATGGTAAGCGTTGGGTAGCTGATGCAGTAGGAAACATTGCATCCTATCTAAAAGAGCAACTAGCAGACCAAAAACATATCACAGTATTAGCATAAGAAAGTGGAAATTAAAATGAGTGATTACAAACAACGGATGATTGAAGAATACAAACAATTAAAAGAGCGCACCAATAAGTTAAGTTTGATGATTAGTAACTATTACGTAGGAACACTTGATTTTAAACTAAAATGTCCTATTGAGTTACTTGAAACTCAACACTATACAATGTGTGCATATCTCAAGATCCTTGAACAGCGTGCAGAAATTGAAAACATTGAGTTTTAAGGTAATCAAAATGAAATTTGAGTTTTCTTTGCCTCGGAATACTAAGCTAAAATCTCTAAACATGGTTATCAATAGTAATGACAGACAACATCAAACAGATAAGGCTAAAGTTACTAAACGCATTAGAGCTTTTGCTTATTGGCATACATCGATGAACAAGGATAAAGAGAGGGCTGCTTTTAGCCCCTCCAACCCTTGTGAGGTTACAGTTACAATTTACAGCCCTACTAAGTCAAAACTTGACCCACCTAATTTATATCCAACAGTCAAGGCTATCATTGATGGCATGACTGATGCAGGTATTTGGACAGATGATAATCATAAGGTTATCAAAAAGTTATCCTTTGTTTATGGTGGATTAAGCGAGGAAAAAGGGCATTATAGATTAGAGTTTGATATAGAGGAGGTTTAAAGTGATTGAAGTTAATATAAAATTCGATAATTTTGAAGCGCATGGCTTTTACCAAGATGATACTAAACTAGGAAAAATTAGAGATGCAATCATATCTCAAATGAATAATGGGCATGTGGTTGTTTTAGGGGAAGATAGAGGTATTCTATTAAATCCTAAAGTTATAAAAAGTGTACAATTTAAGGTTGTAGAAGATAACCAGATCTAATCGTTTTTTGACCTTTAGAGAATCTGAGTTATTTTGAGGAGTTGGAAGATGATGGAAGAGTTAAAGCAAAAAGTTAATGCAGTATACAACTGGACGGTAGAAGACGGGAAACCCAAACCTCCCAAGCAAGATTTACCACAAGCAGTGAAAGACCGGGTGGACTATTTTTGGGAAATGGCAGAAGATGGTATGACGTTTATGGGAGCGATGGAATGCATCTTCGCTGATGAAAAGCCTACCGACTATGATTTGGGAGCTACTAAGGATTGGTTACCAAAATCTAAGGAGTTTGATGATTGGATTGGCTATTCGCCAAGCATGGCTCAGGTAGTTATTGCAGTTTATTTGATTTATGGAGGAAACTAAGATGAATATTAAGGCATTGATTAAGAAGTATGAAGAATTGTGGAATGAACACAGCCCTTTTTATGAACCTGTACCTTATACTTCAATGGTTGAACTTTTTTTGAAAGAGTTGAAACAACTAGACGAACCCCAAAAAGTCAAAATTCCGCAGTTTGTGGCGGATTGGATTGAGGTTTGTAAAGAACATTTAACAACTAGTCTATATACTGCTATGACTCCAAACTTTATGAAAGAAAACAACCAAAGTTTCGATCTTATATTATGGATTAAAAAGGCGAGCAACCAAGACCTCTTCGCTCGCGCTTGGCTTAACGGCTACGAGGTCGAGGAAGAGAAGCGGTATTTGGTGACTTTAAAAAATAGGCAGCCTTTGGTCAAATCGCAATCAGGGAGTACTCTTTATTTTAGTCAAGATATAACAGCTAGGAATTATAAAGGTACTCAAAAAGAACTAGAAGAAGCAAAGTTCGGCTGGGTGTTTGATTGTGAAGGAATTGATATAGAGGAGGTGGAATAAATGACAAAATTTGTTAAAATACAATCTTGTTATAGAGGACATACTGAAGATGAGCTTATCAACATAGATGATATTGGGCGCATCTGTCTAGGCCCTAATATCTTGTTTTTAAGAACATCTTACAATTTAGGAGAACATCATATTTCTATCACTCAAAATTCAGTAGATAAACTTTTGAAAGTATTGGATATTATTGGGGAGGACGGCAAATGAGACCTTGTAAATATCCATTTTTGGGAAGAAGAAAAAAACAAGAAACATCGTCGCCATTATTTTCTGCACGACCAATTTTAAACGAAGTTCCAATTGTAGAAGAGGTCAAAGTTGATCTCGGAGTTGAAGCTAATGTTGGACGTTCATATCCAGTAATGATAATACATTTAGATATTTATGGATACGGAAATAGAGTGCATTCAGTATATCGTTTTCCTGGCATCTTCCTGACTGTTGGTGAGTCAATCCAACTAAAAATGCTTTTCTATAGAAGACTTAGAAATTTTACCGCAGATCGTTTTTTGACCTTTAGAGAATCTGATTGGAAGTTCCTTATCAGCGATCTGGTCAACGAATTTGTGCGTTAGAAAGTTAATGAGGTGAAGTAATGACACAAACACTTGAAGAAGGGATGAAGAATCAAAGTAAATGCATAAAAATACCTATGGAAATCAGACCGTTTGATATAGGGTATCGAATAGTGAATCAACATGGAAATCCGCTTGCTTTAAAAAACGGAGCAAGTATATTCGATTTACCATCACTAGCTGAAAAAGCTATTAAGAAAGAGTTTAGTAAAGATGACCCAGATTTTGATATTGAAAAACATTTCGTTGAAGAGGTTGCTATTGTCAATTTAAGTAAATTTCATAGTTATTTTGAGGAGGTGATACATGACTGATGACGAAGAAAAAAATAGAGCGCTTGTCAGTTATCCATCGCAGGGAAATCAATTGGCTAAAGTGGTATTTTTTGAGGGATAAGAAAAATCCAAAGAGAACCATTTTGGAGCAAAAAATTATAGTTTCTCATATCAAAACTGATAGGCTTGAAGCTAAGTTTTTAAGCAACTTAAAAAAATCAACTGAAGATTTTATAGATAAGTCTGATCCTAAATATTTGCGGGCAATAAAAGAGGTTTATGTTTACGAAAACATGAATGTCATTGGAGCTTGTCAAAAAATACTATTTTATAGTCCGACTCAAGCCTATGTATTACTTAATGCGTGGTTTAACGATTATTTTCGTGCGACTTACACAGAATTACTAGAAAACGCCATCTTAGATAAATAACCGTAAAAAATCCAAAGCTTATGTATCTATAATCAAGATATATAAGCTTTTTCGAAAGGAGAGATATGGAGATGTTACAGATTGAATATGTAGATATAAAATCCATTAAACCATATCACAAAAACGCTAGGCATAATGACGGAGAGGCAACAGAGAAAGTTGCTGCATCCATAAAAGCTTTTGGTTTTCAGCAACCTATCTTAGTAGATGATAATAACATCATTATTACAGGACATACTAGGCTAAAGGCTGCTCTTTCTTTAGGTATAGACACAATACCTATCGCTCACGCTGTAAACCTCACAGATGAGCAGATAAAAGCTTATAGACTAGCAGATAATCGAGTTGCTGAGTATTCAACGTGGGACTCAGAATTATTAAATATTGAGCTTTCTCAATTTGAAACAATAGATATGGCTCAGTTTGGTTTTGAGTTATCAGTTACAGGGTTCAACTTTGGTAACGAGGAGGAGCAGCAAGAGGAAACTGAAAACGAGGAGGAAGATGCTGAGGATTTTCACAGAGACACAACTATAAATCAGTACAATCTTTTTCATTATGACGATACAAGGGTTGAGGGTTTTTATAACATGCCTAAAATCGAGGGCGTGGATCATATTCCTAAAGATTTTCAAGGCTTTAATTATGTTTTAAATAAACCAGATTACAGCTCATGCGTGCATTTTTTCCTAGATGATTATCAATTTGAAAGAATATGGCAAAGACCAGACTTTTACATTGAAAAGCTGCTAGAATTTGATAGCGCCTTAGCTCCGGATTTTAGCTTATATCTTGATATGCCTATCGCTATGCAAGTATGGAACATTTACAGGTCAAGGCTGATAGGTCAGATTATGCAAGATTACGGCCTTACAGTTATCCCTACTGTATCGTGGGCTAGTGAGGAAAGCTTTGATTTTTGTTTTGACGGCTTGCCTAAAAACTCAACGCTAGCAATCAGTACAATAGGCGTAAAGCAAAACAAAGAGCAGTTTGAGGTATGGAAAAATGGAGTTACTGAGATGATAAAACGGTTGACTCCAAAAAGAATTGTAGTATATGGCGGAAAAGTGGAATACGATTATAAAGATATAGAGGTTGTATATTTTGAAAATGCAACAACGGAAAGGATGAAAGAAAGTGGCACAAAAACTAACTAAACTAAAAGATATTTTTAAACATGTTTCAAGTATTGATCTAGGTAAAGAGATTTTATTTGAAGATCTTGAGCTTTACAATAAAGAAACAGAAACAAGCAAACAATACCAATCTATCGAGGAGGCAGAAAATGACCTATCTTTGATGGAAAAAGTAAATAAAATCAATTTCACTCTAGGCGGTGGACGTGGTGCAAATTTTGAGAAAGGGAAAGACGGTAAGTATCCGGGTTTTAGAGGTGCTGGTGGTGCAAGAGATAGTGGGAGCTCAAAAGCCTTACATCCAGCATCTTTAAACAATCAAGGGCGCTTTTCAAGTGTTGAGGGAACTATCCAGGAATTTATTAAAAAACACGGTGGCTCTAGCACAGAATACAGTACAGCAGTTGACTCTCAAGGCTTTGCTCATAATTATGTACACGGTGGGAAAAACAGCGTACAAATTTTGCCTATCTCTGGTGGATTTACAGCAATACATAACCATCCGAATGGCAGCAATTTCTCAAGTACAGATTTACATAGCTTTGCAGCATTAAAAGGTATGAATACACTAGTTGCAACGAATAGCTCTAAAGCGTATCGAATTACAAAAGGGGCTAACTTTGATGCTAAAGGCTTTGATAAAGCTGTGAGCAAGTCACGTTTTACTACAAAAGATTACAATAAAGGAGCTGACCTATGGCTCAAGAAAAACGCTAAGAAATACGGGTACACTTACTCATACGAGTAAAAGAAAAGAGGCTAAGGTATGGGTGGTAGAGGAGCAAAATTAAACTTGTCAACAACGAAAATGACAACTCAAAATATAGAGACTTGATTAACAAAATCGAAAAGTTATTAGGAATAGCGTAAAACATCCCCTTTTTTAACATATACAATGAAATCATAAGTATAAAATGCTTGTGATTTTTTTGTTTGAAAGGAGGGTGGAAATTGCCTAGAGATGGAACTAAAAATTTAAAACCAGTTACAGAACGAACCAAAGATGAAGCAAGAGCTATTAGCTCAAAAGGAGGTAAAGCATCTGGCATAGCAAGAAGAAAAAAAGCTGATCTAAAAAAAGCATTTGAAATCCTCTTATCTTTGGATGTGACGGATAGTAAAATCAAGAAACAACTTGAGGAGATGGGTATGGCTGGCAATAACGAGGCTTTGCTAGCCTTTGCAACCTTTCAGCAAGCTGTAAAAGGCAATCAGAAAGCGACTGAGAACATAATCAAGCTGACAAATACTAAAGATAAATACGATATACAAGAACAGAAAGAGCGTATTAAAGCACTCAAATATGAAAATAGAGAGCGTGCTGAAGCTGAGAAAGGCTCAAGTGAAACTATCGAGATAGTGGATGCATGGGCTGAAGATGTGAGGGGGGCAACGGATGACCTTTAATGTCCAGAAGAACATCAACCCTCATTTCAAATCTGTTTGGATTTCTAGCTTACCTTATAATGTTTTGAAAGGTGGGCGTAACTCTTTTAAATCATCGGTTATTGTACTTAAACTAGCGTATATGATGATAAGGTATATTATCGCTGGAGAGGCGGCCAATATCGTTGTTATCCGTAAGGTGGCCAATACTATTAGAGACAGTGTTTTCAATAAAGTTTGGTGGGCATTGAACCTTTTTGGTATAGCTGAGCAGTTCACAAAAACAGTTAGCCCGTTTAAAATCGTACACAAAACGACCGGCTCAACATTTTACTTTTACGGACAAGATGACTTTCAAAAACTCAAATCAAACGACATTGGAAATATCATAGCGGTTTGGTATGAAGAGGCTGCTGAATTTAATGACCAAGAGGACTTTGACCAATCAAACGTGACGTTCATGAGGCAGAAACACCCACGCGCCAAGTTTGTACAATTCTTTTGGAGTTACAATCCACCTAGAAATCCATATAGTTGGATCAATGAATGGTTTGAGAGCATCAAAACGAATAAGAACTATTTAGCTCACTCAAGCACCTATCTTGATGATGAACTCGGATTCGTTACTGAGCAGATGCTAGAAGATATAGAGCGTATCAAAGAGAATGACTACGATTATTACAGATACTTATATCTAGGTGAGGCAGTGGGATTAGGTAACAACGTGTATAACATGAGTATGTTTCATGCTATTGATGCTTTGCCTAGCGATGATAAGCTGATTGGCATATCATTTGCGCTAGATGGCGGACATCAACAGTCAGCAACCGCTTGTTGCGCTTTTGGAATAACAGCTAAAGGTAAGGTTATATTATTAGATACTTGGTATTATTCACCAGCTGGACAAGTGGTAAAGAAAGCGCCTAGTCAGTTATCTAAAGAGATATATGCTTATATGCGATCAGTTATTGAGAAGTACAGAGTACAAGCCTTGCAATACACAATAGATAGTGCTGAGGGAGCGTTAAGAAACCAGATGTTTCTTGACTTTGGTTTGAAATGGCATCCAGTCGCTAAACTTAGAAAAGTGACTATGATTGACAGTTTTCAATCTTTGCTTGATCAAGGTCGCTTTTACTATCTCAACACCGAAAACAACAAGATATTTATTGAAGAACACAAGATGTATCGTTGGGATGAAAAGACTATCAAATCTGATAATCCTAGCGTTATCAAAGAAGATGACCATACATGCGACACAACACAGTATTTTGTGTTAGACAATGCAAAATTGCTCGGTTTGCGTGTTGGTAACGTTTAGAGGAGGACGATCATGAGCCTATTTCAAAAAGTAAAAGACTTTTTTAGTCGAGGGAGGTATTACATGCAGACATCAAATCTTAATAGTATTTTGGAACATCCAAAAATTGCAGTGACTCAAGAGGAGTATGACCGGATTAAGAGAAATCTAGTCTACTATCAATCAAAATGGGATGATGTTCAGTACAAGAATACGGATGGAGATATTAAATCCCGTCCAATGAATCACTTGCCAATTGCAAGAACAGCATCGAAGAAGATTGCTAGCTTAGTTTACAATGAACAGGCAACTATCACAACAAAAAACGAAATTTTACAGAAATTTTTGGATGACATGCTAACTAACGACCGATTCAATAAGAATTTTGAGCGGTATCTAGAAAGCTGTTTGGCACTTGGTGGCCTAGCTATGCGCCCTTATATTGACGGGGATAAGGTCAGAGTGGCATTTATTCAAGCGCCTGTGTTCTTTCCACTAGAAAGCAACACACAAGATGTTTCAAGTGCTGCAATCCTTACTAAGACTATCAAATCTGAGGGGCGTAAGAACGTTTACTATACCCTTGTTGAATTTCACGAATGGGTAACAGCAGACGGACAAGAAACAGGTAGCACAAACGATAAAAAGTATTATCGTATTACAAATGAACTTTATAGGTCAGATGTGAATGATGTGTTAGGTCAACGTGTGAACTTGAGTGAACTAGACAAGTACAAAAATTTAGAGCCTGTAACAGTCTTTGAAAACCTATCAAGACCTCTATTTACTTATCTAAAAACTCCAGGTATGAATAACAAAGACATCAACAGCCCTCTTGGTTTGTCTATCTTTGATAACGCAAAGACGACTATTGACTTCATCAATCGTTCTTACGATGAATTTATGTGGGAAGTGAGGATGGGACAAAGACGAGTTATTGTGCCCGAACATCTAACACAAAGACAATATCAACGTCCAGATGGAACAATAGATTTTAGACCACGGTTTGATGTTGAGCAGAATGTTTATATGCAAATTGGCGGCTCTAGTATGGATGCCGGGGGCATTACAGACCTTACCTCACCAATTCGAGCAAATGATTATATTTTGGCGATTTCAGAGGGATTGAAACTCTTTGAAATGCAGATTGGTGTATCAAGTGGCATGTTTACATTCGATGGTCAAGGAATGAAAACCGCAACAGAAATTGTCAGCGAGAACTCAGACACTTATCAGATGCGAAGTAGTATTGTCGCACTTGTTGAACAATCTATCAAGGAGCTTTGTGTTTCAATGTGTGAGCTCGGTAAGGCGGTAGGGGTTTACAGCGGAGAAATTCCAGAACTTGATGATATTTCAGTTAATTTGGATGATGGTGTATTTACTGATAGGCATGCAGAACTTGATTATTGGGCTAAAATGGTAGCCGCAGGATTCTCAACCAAAAAACGGGCAATTGGTAAGACATTAAATATTTCTGATGTTGAGGCAGAAAAAGAACTCAATGCTATCAATAGTGAGTTGCTACCTATGAATGATGCCGAACTTGCTATTTATGGTATGCATGACCAAAACGAGGAGGAAGCAGATGACAAAGGTTAAATTCGGAGTTACTAGTGTTGACTACTCAGCAAGCATTGAAGATACGCCAACAATAAAATTAGGTTTAATAATTAGAGGGAGCGGGAGACTAGATGCCTCTTCAGTTATTAAAAAACTAATCAAGGATGTTTCTGAACTAGAATACGAATTAGAAGAATAAACTGGTCAATTGGCCAATTTTCTTTCAAGAGAGGGCTTTTGAATGAAAAAAAAGAGAAAACAGCTCACGTTTAACGACCAACAATTTCCTTTGCAAATGCAAGGCGTTGGGGATATTTACGAAAAATTACAGATTGATATCTTTGACCGTATGATAAAACGCTTAAAAGAGCGTGGGTCTATTGATTTAATGAGAAACCCTTATATCTGGCAGTTAGAGAAACTAAATGATATGCACATGCTCAATGAACAGAATCTAAAGCTTATTTCAGAGCGTACAGGAATTGCTGAAAGATTGTTGCGTGATGTAATTGAGAATGAAGGTTTGAAAGTCTATAAGGACACTAAACAGCAACTTGAAGAAGATTTGAATAAAATACCTGAGGGAGAGATTTCAAATGGCGTTACGGACAGCTTAGAGGCTTATTCGAGGCAAGCAGTTAGTGATTTAAACCTTATCAATACAACATTGCCTAAGAGCTTGCAAGTAGCTTATAAATCGATTGTGGAGGAGACAGTCGCACAGGTAGTTGCAGGAACTAAAACAAGCGATGTTGCTTTGCATGATACCATCATGAAATGGCAGAAGAACGCTTTTACGGGCTTTGTCGATAAAGGTGGGAGGCATTGGAAAGCTGATAGCTATGCGAGGGCTATTATCAAGAGCACAACATACAAAGTTTATAACGAAATGCGTACTAGACCTGCTGAGGAGTTAGGAGTAGATACTTTTTACTATTCGATGAAAGCAATGGCTAGACCAGCTTGTAGTCCGTTACAAGGGCAGATAGTTACAAAAGGGGCTGGTAGGGAGATAGATGGGATAACTATCTATTCATTATTGGATTATGGGTATGGAACAGCAGCAGGATGTTTAGGAATCCATTGTGGTCATTATCTGACACCGTTTATTGTTGGAGTTCATGAGTTACCGAACTTACCAGACTATCTGAAGAATCTAACACCAGAACAAGCTGAAGAAAATGCACGCATTGAAGCAGGTCAAAGAGGCCTTGAGAGACTTATCAAGACACATAAAGAGCGGTTGCATTACGCTCATACCTTGCAAGATGACAAGATGATACAAGCTGAGCGTTTGAAAGTTAGAGGGTATCAAACTAAGATCCGCAACTTGATAAATCAGCATGATTTCTTAACAAGAGATTACAGACGAGAGAAATTATATATTTCATAAAGGATTTGTGTTTCACAAGTCCTTTTTTGTGTTTAAAACCGTAAAAAATCCCTATCCATCAAAGGTATATTGAGAGAGTAAATAATATTTTGCTTTAGGTGGGAGTTATCCACCTAAAAAAGAACTAGGAGGGTACAAATGGCATTTACAACTGAAGAACTACTCAATCTTGGGTTGACAGAAGAACAGGCTAAGTCAGTCTTTGCTTTGCGAGGAAAAGAGCTGAATGAGGACAAATCAGCCTTAGAAACTATCAAACAAGAGCGAGATAGTCTCAAATCACAGTTGCAAAAAGCAGAGGAGCAAGTTGAACACTTGAAATCACTTGAGAATATCAGCGCTGAACAAAAAGATGCGATTGATAAATTGCAAGCTGAATATGACAAGTATAAAAACGAAGCTGCAGCTGAACTTGCACAGACAAAAAAGGTTAGTGCTATCAGTCTAGCTCTGAAAGATACAAATGCTTTCAATCCAGACAAATTGATGAAATTCATTGATGTTGATGCTATCCAGTTAGACGACAACGGGAAACCTCAGATTGATGAAGTAATCAACGGTTTAAAAGAAAGTGATCCATATCTGTTCAAAGCTGAAGAAAGTAAGCCTAGCCCCAATATTTTACCTCAAGGTAATCCGGCAGGAGAGGGTACAAGTGATGTTGATCCGTTCCAAGCGATTATTGACGGGTATGGCAAATAACAGAAAGGAGATTACAAATGCCAAGTAATCAAAACAACGCAGTGCGCCGCTATGAGAAACAATATGCGGGCATTCTTGAGACAGTTTTTGGAGTGCGGGCAGCATTTTCAAACGCTCTAGCACCTATTCAGATTTTGGATGGGGTACAAGAAAACTCTACGGCTTTCTCAGTTAAAACAAACAACACACCAGTTGTAATCGGTGAGTACAAAACCGGTGAAAATGATGGTGATTTTGGTGATAACTCAGGGGCTCAGTCACGCTTTGGTGGTGTGACAGAAGTTAAATATGAAAATACAGATGTCAACTATGACTATACCCTTACAATCCATGAGGGTCTTGACCGTTACACAGTAAACAATGATCTTAACGCTGCTGTTGCCGACCGCTTGAAGTTGCAATCCGAGGCACAAACTCGAACAGTGAACAAGCGAATTGGTAAATACTTGTCTGACAACGCTACTAAGACGGAAGCCCTTGCTGATTTTACAGATGACAAAGTAAAAGCTTTATTCAATAAGTTGTCGGCTTTTTACACAAACAACGAAGTTACAGCGCCGATTACTGTTTACTTGCGTTCTGAATTTTACAACGCCATCGTAGATATGGCATCAGTTACAAGCGCCAAAGGGGCAACTATCTCCCTTGATGAAAACGGGCTACCAAAATATAAGGGCTTTACCTTGGAAGAAACGCCAGCGCAGTACTTTGAGACAGGAGTTATCGCTATCTTCTCACCAAACGGTATTGTCATTCCGTTTGTTGGTATCTCAACAGCCCGTGTAATTGAGGCTGAAAACTTTGATGGTGTGAAATTGCAAGCTGCTGCTAAGGGTGGTACTTACACTCTTGATGACAATAAGAAAGCAATTTACAAAGTTACAGGAACTATTGTATAGGAGGTAGAACATGGCACTTTACAAAGCAACAAAAAATCTTTTCTTTGAGCAACTCAACATGGATGTGATTGTCGATGACATTATTAAACTTGATGAAGATTATGCTAAAGAAGTCAACAAGAAACTAAAAAATGCTTTTCCAGATGTGAAAAATGTTTTAGAACTTGTTGACAAAAATGGAACGCTTGAACCAGAAGATGCCCCATCTGTAGATGATGCATCTCAGGCAACTGTTGAAGATTAAATAAGGGGTGGCAACACCCTTTATTTTTAAGGGAGGTTACACATGACTTATTTGACACAAGAGGAGTTCGATGAGTTAGGTTTTGATGAAGTTACAGACTTTGAAAAATTGGCAAAACGGGCAAAGATAGCGATTGACCTATACACTAACGGTATTTATCAGAAAGACATTGATTTTGAAAAAGAAATTGCCTATCGCAAATCTGCTGTAAAGCTTGCTATGGCATTCCAAATAGCCTATCTCGATGCCTCTGGTATTATGTCAGCCGATGACAAACAGCTAGCCAATAGTGTCTCTATTGGCCGTACATCAATCTCTTATAGCACCTCACAAAGCACATTAGCAGGTCAGCGATTTAATTTGTCTATGGATGCTGAAAATGCTTTGAGACAAGCCGGCTTTAGCCTAGTTGTTGGAGTTGCCTATGATCGATAAGCGGTTATTAAAAGGGATTGACAAGCGTTTGTTAAAGGATGTCCTAACCATAAAAAAAGTAGCTGATAAAAACGATTATGGGGATGAAGTATATTCAGAACCGTTGACTATTAAAAATGTACGTTTTGATAGATCAGTGGGGGGATCTGGTAATCGTAATTCAAAAACTGGTACAGGAAATTCAAAATCAAGGCAAAAACAAGGGGTTATATACCTCTATCCCTTGCTATCTTTTGTGACAGTTGATAACAGTTGGATGGGTGCAAAAGTAAACGATGGGATAGGAGATTACACAATTAATGGATTTCAAACTAACTATTATGATGGTGAGATATTCAGTCAAGAAATTGAGGTGATCTAATGAATATCGCCATTAAAGTTGACTTGCAGAAAGCTAAACAGAAACTTTCGAACGAATCCATGACAAGAGGAAAGATTGCAGTCGCTAGCAAAATCTTGCTAGACAATGAGCAATATATCCCCTTGAGGGGTGGAGAGTTGAGAGCTTCTGGCCGAATCGTTGGACAAGGTGATGCTGTTGTCTATGGAACAGTTTATGCTAGAGCGCAATTTTACGGGGCAAACGGCATTGTCACCTTTAGGAGATATACCACTCCAGGTACAGGAAAACGATGGGATCAAGTTGCTACTAGTAAACATGCTGAAGAATGGGCTAGAGCTTTTGTGAAAGGAATGGGACTTTGATGCGAGAGAATGACTTTCAAAATGTACTTTTAAAGCATATCAAGACTTTAAATTTACCAGTTGAACCACGCTTTGATTACTTTGAGGATGACAAAGATGATCTGGTTATCAATCAGATACCAGGCGGGAAAGTGGATAGAGAGTATATGGATGGCACACAAGAAGTTTCTTTGCCGTTTGAAATCGCCGTAAAGGCAAAAAAGAACTCAGTAGCCAATGACACTATTTGGTTAGTCACCTCAGAACTAGCAAAGATAGACTTAGTTTTACCAAGTGACAATAATTCTTATGAATATATGGGAATGGAAGTCAGCAGGCCTGCCATGAAAGGCAAGGATGAGCAAGGCTATTATTATTACACAATTGAAATTGTGGCGAAAATCGTAATAGAGAGGAACAAACAATGACAAGACAAAAAAACGCCCTACGTGGCCATTTTGTAGCTCCATACAATGGAGGAACTGAACCAACAACAGAAGATACATGGTTGGAACTTGCTAAATGGATCTCAGACGTATCAGATGATACAGACGAGAAAACAGATGATCAAGCATACTATGACGGTGATGGAGTTGAAGAAACAACCGTGGTCAGCGTAAAAGGTGCTTATACCTTTGAGGGCACTTACGATCCAGACGATAAGGCACAGGCTCTTATTGCTGGGATGAAGTACAAGACAGGGGATGACCGTAAGCTATGGCACAAGGTTGTTTCTTCTGACAAGAAGAAACAATGGGTGGGAGCTGCAACTGCAACAGAAATCAAAGCAGGTTCTGGCGCTGCCTCTGACTATGAGGCGTTTGGATGTAAGCTTTCTTACAACTCAACGCCAAAAGAGACTGGTATTGGGTAATAGCTTTTGATAAGGGCGGGCATTGAGCCTTGCCCTTTTTAACAACAGGAAAAGGAGTAAAGACATGACAGATATTCAGATTGAACTAAAACGTACAGGATTTCCAGTAAAAATCGGAGAAGTAGAGCTATGGTTTGATACAAGTCAAGAGAGCTTAATGCGCTTTTATGACATGGAAGAAGAACTAAAACGTCGCCTTGTCCAATATGAATTAGATGTGGTATCTGCAAATATCAATAACAAAATTGAGCGTGATGGAGTAACTAAAGAAGTAGTTGCTGGGGCTATTGAATTGGAGAAGAAACAGCTTGAGATTCAATATGATCTTATTTTTGGCGACGGTACATTTGACAAGTTATATTCTATATATCCAGATTATAACGCCCTAAATAACGCTCTAGAACAGACCGCAATCATGTTGCATGACAAGTTGGAAGAAGTTGCTGAGCAACACAAAACGGTGGTGAAAGAGCGTGCTAGTCACTATTTAAACAAGGGAAAAGTCACTCCAATCAAGAACAACAAGAAACAAAAAAAGAACAAAAAGAAATAGCAGGTAAAAAATATGTCTATGAAATTAAATGATGCCTTAATCACAAATTTTTCTATTGCTGATAAAGAGTACGACATAGACCTGTCTTTTAATAAAGTTCTAGATGTCTTTGAAATCCTAAAAGAGGATGAAATGACGCGTCTAGAACAAGCTCAGTTGATTGTCCATTTGCTAACTGGCCAAGAATTATACGACATCAAAGAGGTTGTAGATTGTTGGATTTACATAAAAGAACACTTTCTAGGGATCGAAAAAGAAACTGTTCAGTATGATTTGCTAGGCAATCCCATGCCAAAGGCAAAAGGTGAAGAAGAACAAGAAAAATTGATTGATTTTGAACAAGATGCAGAGTACATTTACGCTAGTTTTTTACAAGCCTACGGCATCAATCTTTTGAAAGTTCAAAATGAGTTGACATGGACAGAATTTAAAGCACTTTTGAACGCTTTGCCAGATAACACAATCATGCAACAGATTATAGAAATCCGAGCATGGAAACCAGAATATGGTGGGGATAAGAATAAAATGCGTAAATTACAAGCTAAATATAGTTTAGGAAAGGAGGGAGAAGATAATGGCTGATGGAAAAGTTACCATCGTTGTCGATGTGGATGGTAATAAAGTCAAGGTTCTAAACGATGAGTTAGATAAAACGGCACAGAAAGGTGACAGAGGGAGCGATTCTCTAAAGAAGTTTGCGATTGGTGGTGCTGCTTTTAAACTGGCATCTAAAGCGGTAGATCTTCTAACAGATTCCTTGGACGGAGCGATTCAACGTTTTGATACTCTTGAAAGTTATCCAAGAGTGATGCAAGCTATGGGGCATAGTACAGAAGATGTCACGCGCTCAACTAAGAAACTAGCGGCAGGTATTGAGGGTTTGCCTACGACTTTAAATGAAGTGGTAGGCACAGCTCAACGCCTTACCTCGATTACTGGCGATATAAACAAATCAACAGATTTAACACTTGCTCTTAATAATGCCTTTCTTGCTTCTGGATCTTCTAGTGCTGATGCAAGCCGTGGTTTACAACAGTTCAGTCAGATGTTATCAGCTGGTAAGGTTGACATGCAAAGTTGGAAAACGTTACAGGAAACCATGCCTTATGCTTTGCAAAAGACTGCTGAATCATTCGGTTTTGCTGGCCAATCTGCTCAGAATGATTTCTATTCTGCATTAAAAGAGGGGCGTATCACTTTCAACCAATTTTCAAGCAAATTGGTTGAATTGAATGGTGGCGTTGGTGGTTTTGCAGAACTTGCTAAAACTAACAGTAAAGGGATCCAGACATCTTTTGGGAACTTAAAGAATGCGGTTGTTAAAGGTGTAGCTAATACTATCAAGGCTCTTGACGATTTAACAAAGGCAGCAACAGGTAAGACGATTGCTGAGAACTTCGATGCATTGAAAGTAATCATCAATGCGGCTTTTGGTGTTATTGTCAACGTAATTAAAGCTAGCACACCTGTTTTTCAGACTTTGTTTAGTATTTTGGGTACTGGAGCTTCTGTAATCTCATCTTTGACACCAGTTATTATTAGTTTGGTTTCTGCTTTGGTGGCTATGCGTGCCGCTAATGAAGCTATAACAGCAACAAAAAACTTAATTAATTCCTGGCAGACATTCAAAACAACAGCCACAGGAGCGATTCAGATCATCAATCTAATGACAGCTGCCCAAGCTACTTGTGGCTCAGTAACAAAGGCTCAAATGGTTGCTAACTTGGCCAATAACGGAGCTTTGACAGCATCCAATTTGCTTTATGGGGTTCTAACTGGCTCTATCAGCTTACAGACTGCTGCTACTATTGCTGCGACTGCTGCAACTACCGCATTTAAAGCAGCACTGACCGCTTTAACTGGCCCGATTGGTTTGGTTGTTGCTGGTGTAGGTCTTGCTGTTGGGGCATTGGTAGGGTTGTGGCAATGGCTAACTGCCGATAGTGAGGAGACCAAACGCCTCAAATCAGAACAAGAGGAGTTAGTCAAGAGTACGGATCAATTAACGGATTCTGTTAAACAAAGCGCAAAAGAACGTCAAAAAAATCTTGAGTCTGTAAAAGGTAATACAGAATCTTACCAAAAATTGGCTGACGAAATTGTCCAGTTATCACAAAAGACAAATAAGACAGCAGCAGACAAGAAAAATCTCAAGAAAAAGATTGATGCTTTAAATGCCTCTGTTAGTGGATTGAATCTAGTCTATGACAAAAACACTGATTCTTTGTCTCATAACAATGACCAAATCAAAGCTCGTATCTCAGCGATGGAGGCGGAATCAACATGGGAGACATCCCAGAAGAACCTGCTTGATATCGAACAAAAGCGTGCTGAAATTGGCGAACAGCTAAAGAAGATAGCTGAACAACGCAAAAAATGGAATGAAGAATCCAATGTTAGCGATAGTGTCCGTAAAGAAAGACTGCAAGAACTCAACGACAAGGAAACTGAGCTAAAAAATACTCAGACAGAATTGCAAACTGAGTACGAAAAAACGTCTCAAGTTCAACAGGCGGCATCTGAAGCGATGGCTGCTGCTGCCGAAAATGGATCTAATCGACAAGTTATATCATACGAAGGTATGTCTAAAGCTCAACAAAAAGCGGTTGATGATATGCGCTCTAAATACAATGAGTTGCTTGAAACCACAACGAACATGTTTGATCAGATACAAATGAAGTCAGCTATTAGTGTCGATGAAATGATTGCCAACCTCCAAAAAAACCAAGAGGCGGTTAATAATTGGGCAACAAACCTCAATACATTGGCCGAACGTGGGGTAAACGAGGGGATTTTAGCTAAATTGCAAGCGATGGGGCCTCAAGGTGGGTTGTACGTTCAAGAACTTGTTAATGCATCAGACGAAAAATTGGCAACATTGAACGAAGTCTTTACTCAAGGTGGTGAGTCAGCTATGAATGGCTTAACTGCTGGTATGGATACGGGTGCTTTGGGTATCACAGACAAAATCAAGGGTATTGTACAAAGTCAAGTTTCAAGCTTACAAGAGGAAATTGCAGCTGCTGACTTCCCTGAAAAAGGGAAAAATATTCCTGAAGGTGTTGGTGATGGTATAAAAGCTGGAGCTAAAATTGCAAGTGAAGCTTCTAAAAACATGGCAAATGACATAAAAGAATCCTTTACAAGTGAAATGGATATCAATTCCCCATCTCGTGTTTTCAATGAGTATGGTGGTTTTATCACTACTGGTTTAGCTGAGGGGGTAGATAAAGGTACCAATCAACCTGTATCATCTGTTACTAATTTAGCCAATCAAATTAAGAAACCATTTGATAGTCTGCAGAGTGATTTCACGTACATTGGTGAAATGGCGATGTCTGGTCTTAATGCAGGGCTTTGGAGTGGCTCTGGTTCTGTTATGGCAACAGCTAATTCAATTGCTGAAAGGGTAAAAGCGACCATCAAGAGCGCACTAGATATTCACTCGCCATCTAGAGCAATGCGTGATGAAGTCGGACGTTTCATTCCTCAAGGTATCGCTGTTGGTATTGAAGCAGATGCAGGGGTTGTTGAAAAATCAATGTTGCGATTAAAAGAAAGCATGATGATTGATACTAGACCAGAAATTGCACTTGGCTTAAACAAGAAACTAGGTGCTCAAGTGACTGTTAAACAAAGTAGTAAGCAGACAATAGCTGAAAAAATCAAAGTTACTATGGACAAGTCTAGCGAACTACTCAAAAAAGCCCTGGATGTAGCTGAGACGGCCGTTAGACGACCAAATGAAATGTACTTAAACGATGGTACTTTAGTCGCCAAAACAGGCGATAAATTTGCTAAATATCAATCGGAACAACTAAGACGAAATAATAGGATGAAAGGGGTATTGTCATGACAAAGATAATGACTTTCAACGGAGTTGATATGTCTAAATTCTTTCGTATAACAGATATTATCCGCCCTATCGGGAACAAGAGGAGCGTATCAACTGATAACGCTCCCTTATTGGGCGTGAATATCCAACAGGTTAAGATTGGAGAAAAAGAGCATATCATAAAATTTGACATCAAAACCACAAATGCAATTGAAATGGAACAATTAAAGCATGATTTGGCAGGCATTCTAAACGTTTTAGAGCCAGTAAAGATTACTTATGGCGATGAGCCAGACAAATACTATATGGGGTTGCCGGTAGATGAGATTACTCCAGAAAATTTGACAAGATGGTTCCAGCGCTCAGAGTTAAAAATAATAATTCCTGATGGCGTGGCTCACAGCACGACTTTAAAAAATTTTGATATCGATACAAATGAAACAAGCGCACCGGATAGGATAGTATTTAATTTAACAAATACAGGAACAGAGCCAGCTTATCCAATTATTAGAATTAAACACAACTCAGAGAATGGATATATTGGAGTTGTTAACAACAGAGCGGCGTTTGAGTTAGGAAATCGTGAAGAGGCTGATACTGAAAAATACAGAGACTCTGAAACATTGATAGATTATAGAGGGACTAATATTCTAAAAGGATTTCAAAATGGCACTAAAGGAGTAGCTGTAACAAATGATAATAAGGAGCGTCTTGTTGGCACTTTGAGTACAACAAGTATGTGGGGGCGTAATCATATCGAATTATCAAACCGTGGTACAGTTGAAAAAAATCGAAATAATGCACAAAGTTTGACATGGGCTATTCCTGTTGATAGTAGTGGAGAAGTTGGTTCATTGAATGACTACCTGCTTTGGAGACAAGTTTTTATGGCAGCTGTCGCTAACCAATATGGTTTCATCAAGGTTACTGTATCTGACACTGACGGTAATTTCTTGTATGGAGTAGAAACATATAAGCGATATCAGACACTAGATTGTGAGTATAGCTTTTTCACTACTGATGGGAAGGGCGGATACAAGTTTATCAAATGGTGGTATTTTACTGGGACAGGGGCTCAAGTAGGCAAACTTGATCCATTTAGCGCGGAAAAGGGCTGGTCAGAGTTAAAAAGAAACGATGATAGAGTTCAAGTGTTTTTTGATGGCTCTCATTATGACTTTATTATTCCGGAGATAAAAGACAAAAAATCAGCAAAAATCCATATCACGCTTGGAGCACTCAGAGACTGGCCTCTTGTATCACATATGTATGTTGATGAGTTCATGTATAGAAAAGACTTTGTGACAAAGAGTAGAGATATTCCTAATCGCTATCCAATAGGTTCAAATGTTGTAATCAACAGTGAGGACGATAGTGTGTATATTGACGGGATATCTAAAGTAAGCGAAGTTGTAGACGGTTCACATTGGCCAGTAATTCCTCCAGGAAAATCTCAACTAGAGTTGTATTTTTCACGTTTTGTTAAGAAAAAACCAACAGTGACAATTGAATTCGAAGAAAGGTGGCTCTAAGATGCTTTTAACAATTCATGATGCAAACTTACAAAAGGTGGCATTTGTTGACAATGATAAACAAGGCACATTGAATTATTATGACGACACATGGACTAGAAGTCTGCTTACAGGTTCATCAACATTTGAGTTTACTGTATTTAAAAAATCTATTAAGTCAGACAATGCATTACAAAAAGCCTATTCGTACCTTAATGAACGAGCCTGGGTATCTTTCAAATATCATGGTAAGAGTTTTCTTTTTAACGTTATGCAAGTTGAGGAGGATGAACAGACTATCAAATGCTATTGCGAGAATCTCAATCTTGAGTTGATAAACGAGATAGCAAATCCTTATAAAGCTAATAAGGCAATGAGCTTTGCGGAATACTGCGAGGTTATGGATTTATTAAACCATACTCGTCTTTCCATCGGCATTAATGAAATTTCAGATTACAAACGTACTCTTGAATGGGAGGGGCAAGAAACAAAACTTGCCCGCTTGTTGAGCCTTGCTAACAAGTTCAATGCTGAGATTGAGTTTGATACACAATTAGAAGCTGATAGCACTATCAAAAAGTTTAGTGTTAATATCTATCATGAAAACGACGAAAAACATCAAGGTGTAGGTCGGATAAGAAGTGATATACAACTAAAATATGGCAAGAATGTCAAATCAATCCGTCGCAAGGTTGATAAAACAGGTATTTTTAATACGATTAGACCAACTGGTAAAAGACGAGTTAAGAATGGAAAAGGCGAAGAAGTCGAGGAAATTGTAACATTAAAAGGCTTAGATGCTTGGTCTGTTAAGGATGATAGAGGTATTGTTGAATTTTATCAACGAAATGAGTCACTGTATGCGCCTATCTCAATGCAACTATATCCATCAACATTCTCACATGGCACAGCTGATGATCAATGGACAAGAAAAGATTTTAGCTACGACACTGACGATCCAAAAGAACTACATCGTCTGGGTTATAACGAGCTTAAAAAACATTGTTATCCAGCAATTACTTATGAAGTTGATGGTTTTGTCGATGCTGACATTGGTGATACAGTCAAGGCTTATGATGATGACTTTAGTCCTTTCTTGATTGTCAAGGCACGAGTTACTGACCAGAAAATCAGTTTTTCCAATCCAACAAACAACAAAACAATATTTTCAAACTTTAAAGCCCTTGAAAATCAATTATCAGACGGCATACAAGAGGATTTTGAGAGATTATTTGAGGCTGCTAAGCCATATACTATTAAATTATCAACGGACAATGGTGTTATCTTTAAAAATCAGATCGGCCAGAGTCTAGTAACCCCAACCTTATACAAGGGAGGAAAACCAGTCGTTGTTGGTGTTACTTGGCGATGGGCACTTGATGGAGAAGTAACAACAGGGATGACTTACTTAGTTAGAGGCTCAAATGTAACTGATACAGTTACTCTGACAGTTGCAGCTTACATTGGAAATAAAGAGGTTGCTGTTGATGAGATATCGCTTGTTAATGTTGCTGATGGAAAACTTGGTACACCTGGAACTCCAGGGCGAGATGGCCGTACTCCTTATGTCCATACAGCATGGGCTAATAATGCAACAGGAACAGATGGATTTAGTCTTGATAGCTCAATCAATAAACTCTATATTGGTATTTATACAGACTTTGAACCAAACGATAGCACAGACCCTAAAAAATACAAGTGGGCTAAAGTAAAAGGAGACAAGGGAGAAAAAGGAGATAAAGGAGAACCGGGACAACGTGGTTTAGATGGCTTGCAAGGTGCACGAGGTGAACAAGGATTACCTGGTCGCAATGGTGCAGATGGCCGTACTCAATACACTCACATAGCTTACAGCAATAGCGCTGATGGAACTAAGGATTTTTCTGTAAGCGCCTCTGATAGAGCTTATATCGGTATGTATGTTGATTTTAATAGTGCTGATAGTAATACTCCATCTGATTACAATTGGACACTTGTAAAAGGAGCTGATGGCGCAAACGGCGTGGCAGGTAAGGCTGGTACAGATGGTAGGACACCATACTTACACATAGCTTACGCCACATCAAATAATGGATCACAAGGTTTTTCAACTACTGACAGTACAAATAAAACGTATATCGGAACATACACAGATTACACTCAGGCAGATAGCACAGATTACAGAGTGTATAAGTGGACGTTGATAAAAGGGGCAGATGGTACTGGTATTTCTAATGTAACTAATTATTATTTAGCTACTACAGTCTCAACAGGTATCACAAGAACAAGCGCAGGGTGGACAACTACGCCACAGCCTATCACATCAGACAAGCGTTATTTATGGAATTATCGAGTTGAGCTATACACAAACGGTACAAGTAAGACAACAGAGCCTACTGTTATTGGTGTGCACGGGGATAAAGGAGAACGTGGATTACAAGGTTTACAAGGCTTGCAAGGCGCACGAGGTGAACAAGGTATTCCTGGACCTAGAGGGGCAGATGGTCGTACACAATATACTCACATGGCCTATGCCGATAACGCAACAGGTGGTGGATTCAGTCAAACAAACACTGACAAAGCCTTTGTTGGGGTGTACATTGACTTTAATCCAACAGACAGCAGAAATCCTGCTGATTATCGCTGGACAAGATGGAAAGGTCGTGATGGCGCAAATGGCGTGGCAGGTAGGGCTGGTGCAGATGGTAGGACACCATACTTACACATAGCTTACGCCACATCAAATAACGGCTCACAAGGCTTCTCAACTACTGACAGTACAAATAAAACGTATATCGGAACATACACAGATTACACTCAGGCAGATAGCACAGACCCTAAAAAATACAAGTGGGCTAAAGTAAAAGGGGACAAGGGAGAAAAAGGCGATAAAGGAGAACGTGGATTACAAGGTTTACAAGGCTTGCAAGGCGCACGAGGTGAACAAGGTATTCCTGGACCTAGAGGGGCAGATGGTCGTACACAATATACTCACATGGCCTATGCCGATAACGCAACAGGTGGTGGATTCAGTCAAACAAACACTGACAAAGCCTTTGTTGGGGTGTACATTGACTTTAATCCAACAGACAGCAGAAATCCTGCTGATTATCGCTGGACAAGATGGAAAGGTCGTGATGGCGCAAATGGCGTGGCAGGTAAGGCTGGTGCAGATGGTAGGACACCTTATGTTCACTTTGCGTATTCTGAAAATGCAGATGGATCAGGTTTGACAATGACAGATAACGGACAGCGTTATTTTGGTCATTATTCAGATTATGAGAAACCTGATAGTTCGGATAAAACTAAGTACAAATGGGCTGATCGTTGGGCTAAAGTTGATGGAGGTTATGTAAATATCTATGCATTGTCTAAGAATAGAAGTATTGGGAAATCTTATCATGTTTCTGAATTTAATATGGATGTACTTTCAGGAAATATCACTCTAAAAGCAATTGGGTCAGATCCATACATTGGCGCCGTTTCTTCTCATCCAGGTATTTTTATAAAGCAACAGGGAATGAAAATCCCAGTTATACAAGGGAGATCTATTTGTATAACAATAACAAATCCTTTATTTAGAAAAAATTACATCTCGTTTTTTAATTCATTAGGTAAAACTGTTAAAACATATAAGCATTACAACACAAATAAATTTTTAATATCTTCAGCTGATTTGGTAGGTGTTGAATTTATCGCTTTACGATATGGTGCAGGAAGCTCGAATATACAAATTGGAACCGTACTAGAGACAAAAGTAAAGGTAGAATATGGAACCGTGCATAGCGACTGGTCGCCCGCTCCAGAAGATATTGAAAGTAATATTAACTCTAAAGCTGATCAGGGGCTGACTCAAGAGCAGTTAAATGCCCTCAATGAGAAGTCACAGATTTTAGAGGCTGAAATGAAAGCGAAAGCATCGATGGAGGCCTTTAGTGAATTAGAAAAAGCATATAATGCCTTTGTGAAATTAAATGCAGATAGTCAAAAAAAATCTGAGTCTGATTTAGTTGAAGCAGGTAGAAGAATTGATTTGCTGACGACACAATTTGGAGGATTAGCAGAGCTTAAAACATTCATTGATACTTACATGAAAAGCACAAATGAGGGCTTGATTATAGGTAAGAATGATGCAAGCTCTACTATTAAGGTATCAAGTGATAGAATATCCATGTTTTCTGCAGGTAAGGAAGTTATGTACATTTCGCAAGGTGTAATAAATATTGATAATGGTATTTTTACTGCATCAATTCAAATTGGACGTTTTAGAACAGAACAGTATCATCTTAACAAAGATGTGAATGTCATACGATATATAGGAGGTTAAAAAAGAGGGAAATGACTAAATTTATCAATTCTAGCGGTTCACTACACTTGAATATTTACATCGAACAAGTTAGTCAAGATATCGCTAACAATTCCTCAAGAGTTAGTTGGAAAGCTACTGTTGACCGTGATGGAGCTTACCGCACATATACTTATGGTAATATTAGTAACTTGTCTGTATGGTTAAATGGGTCAAGTGTGCATAGTAGTCATCCAAACTTTGACACATCCGGGCAAGAGTTTACTTTAGCAAGTGGGGAAGTAACCATCCCACACAGTGGTGACGGAACTAAGACTTTTGCAGTATGGGCATCGTTTGACCCAAACAACGGAGTACATGGAAACATTACCGTGTCAGCAAACTATACTCTTTCAAGCATTCCTCGATCTAGTAGTGTAAGCGACAATGCTCTTTCAGGAAATAGGCGGCTCGGAAGTCCTCACACTCTCACTATTGATCGCAAATCTAGCTTATTTACTCACCAAGTATGGTATAGAGTGTTTGGTAGCAACTGGATTGATTTAGGAAAAAATCACGCAACAGGCGTTTCTTTCGTACCTAATATTGACCTAGCTAGATACAACACAAAAGCAAAGTCTGGCACGATGGACATATGTGTTCGAACATATAATGGAACTACTCAAGTTGGAAATGACGTTTACTCAAATGGGTGGTATTTTGAAATTCCGGAAAGCGTGAAACCTACATTTTCTGGAATTACATTGACTGATATGAATACTGTTGCTAGGCAACTATTGAGCGGAAATAACTTTTTACAGATTATTTCCGACATTCAGGTCAACTTTAATAATCCATCCGGGGCTTATGGTTCGACTATCACAGGATATCGTGCTGAAATCGTAAACAAGAATCAGGTTACAACTGTAAACGGTGGTAGGCTTGGTATGATGAATTTCAATGGTTCAGCAACGATTCGAGCTAGTGTGGTTGATAGCCGAGGCAGGCAATCAGATACTAGAGATATTACAATCAATGTTATTGAATATTTTGCACCAGCTTTTAGTTTTACAGCTTTTAGGACGCGGGAAACACCTAACATTATTCAAGTTGTCAGGAATGCTAAAATCGCTCCTATCACTTTATCAGGTAGTCAAAAAAATGTCATGACACTATCATTCAAAGTAGCTCGACTAGGTAGTACAACTTTTACAGCTGATCATGGTAGAGCTTCTGGTATTTGGACAACTCAACACACCTTAAATAATTCAGCTGCTAACATGGCAGGTAATTATGTTGCAACCAAATCATTTGTGGTCATAGGAACTCTATCTGATAAGTTTACAAGCACAGAATTTACAGCAACAGTTGCAACTGAAAGTGTGGTAATGAGTTATGACAAAGATGGCCGTGTGGGCATTGGTAAAGTTGCAGAGCAAGGTGGTGCAGGGTCATTGGATGTCTTGGGAGATATCTACGCTAGAAATAAACCTATTCAACAATATCAATTGACTGACAATAATGGATGTGGAAAACTTATCAAACAGGATTTTAATACGATGAAAGAGACTGGAACGTGGTGGATAAATGGTAGCTCTCAAAACAACCCCTTTTCTGGAACTTGGGGGATGCTAGAGGTATTCAGACCTAATCCAGGCTCTCATGAACGTATTCAACGCTTCACTACCTCAACAGGATATATGGCAGTTAGGGAGAATGGTTTTGATAACAACTGGAGACCATGGCGCTATCTGGTGCAACAATCCAAGTCTACTAATAACTCTGACTATGTAGCTTTGCTAAAATCAGAAAGCACTCCGACTCCTTGGCAAAATGCCATTTTACAAAATGGATGGAATCATCACAGGGATTACGGAGGTGTCCAATTTTCAAAAACATTCGATGGTGTTGTTTGTTTTAAAGGAACATGTAAGGGCGGAAAGATTGCACGTGAGTCAATCATACTTACTTTACCTGAACATTTCAGACCATCTACAACATTATTCAAAACTGCTTTGAATAATGATTACGGTTCAGCCGTTATAGGAATTTATCCAAATGGAAACGTAGTTGTCAAATCTAATGTAGATGCTACTTGGCTTAATTTTGATAATGTGTTTTTCAAAATATAACAACCGTAAAAAATCCCTAATTATTAACGGATAATTAATTTATAAAGGAGGAAATGACAATGTTAAAAGTCACTAAAACACGTCAGCTAGTAACTGAATTTTTCGCACAAGATGGCGACCAACAAAAATTGGTCAAAACTACTGTAATCAACACAGACAATAAAGCTGTTTCAACAATATCTGAAACGCTGCATGACCCGGAACTGTACGCTAACAATCGTATCAGTATGCGTAAGCATGAGCAAGAGTTACGAGAAATGCGCTATAAGATTGAAGATGCCATTTTGGCAGAGCTGGAAGCAGATGCTGAGCATAAGGAATAGGAGGTGTGTATGAAAATTGAATTTTTCAATTTTCTAAGAAGTGTCGTACAGACTGAAGATGGTTTGGTCTTGTACGCTCTAACACTGATTGTCTCAATGGAAATCATTGATTTTGTGACAGGGACGATTGCGGCGATTATCAATCCTGACATCGAGTACAAGAGCAAAATCGGCATTAACGGGCTCCTTCGTAAGATTTCAGGGGTTCTCTTACTGATGATCCTCATTCCGGCGTCCGTTTTGTTGCCTGAAAAGACAGGTTTTGTATTCTTGCATTCAATCTGTCTCGGGTACATCGCATTTACTTTTCAATCTCTCATTGAAAATTACCGCAAATTAAAAGGAAATGTTACTCTTTTTCAGCCGATTGTAAAAGTATTTCAGCGATTACTTGAAAAAGATGATGATACGAAAAAAGGAGAATAACAAATGCAACAAATTACTGAAATCATTACTAATGGAGCAATCAGCATCCTAGTCGTTTTGGCAGGGGTTGTAGTTAGGGCAGTCAAGGACTACCTGGTTCAAAAAGGTGGAGAAAAGACCATCAAAATCGTTGAAATCTTGGCCAAGAACGCAGTAAATGCCGTTGAGCAGGTTGCCTCAGAGACTGGCTTTAAAGGCGATGAAAAGCTGGCACAGGCTCGTGCTAAAGTCCGTGCTGAGCTTACAAAATACAATATTAGC